TAGGTGTCGTCCTCTACCCCAAAGTTACACGATGCCACGATTAATAAAAACGCAATTGCGGCATAGGTAGTTCTTTTAGACCATAATATAAAACCTGCAAAAGCTCTTTCGGCTTCCTTTTGAGCAGCTGCTCTGACTTCATCATCAGTCATAGTGATCTTGTTCCATAATAAGAACGGTACACTTCAGCAAGTTCTTGTTGGTCAGTTGACTCTTGAACGACATAGTCTTCTTTGTCAACTTTTGCGGCATCCGCTATACTTATAGCATCTTCTAAACGTGATGCTATAGCAATAATTTCGCCAGATTTTTTTCTAACGATATGCACTATTCCAAACCTATACAAGGAATAAGAATACTTTGCTTACAGTTGTCTGGATAAGCAATAGCTGAGCCAAGTATAGGCAATCCTACCATACCAATGATGATAATCAAGAATGCCCAACCTAGGCCTTTTGTAGTGCAATATTGTGTTTGTTCACTCATGCTCGCCACCATTTGCACGGCCATCATATTTGCGACCAGACTTTAGCAAATTGTTTAGTGACTCAGGATTGTTTTCTGCTTGACGAAATGTTACAACTGTGATTGTAATACCACTAATAAGCAATAGGTGAAACGCTGCGCTAATACCAAAAGCAAGATAGCTTCCTACCATTAGGGCAAAGATGCCAGACCAAATAAAGAATAGACACTGAAAGATCATGTGTCCTACCATAGGGTCTAAATTTCGTAGTGGGGATTTTTCAACTGTCATAACGCTGTCCCACATTTCGCGTGGAATGTTTATAATTTCAGTCAGTGTAGTTGCCCATCCAATGGGTTTTACTTTTTTCATATTAATCTCCGTGTGTGTTAAAAGCCAAACCCAGAATAGGGTTTGACCGTTATTATAGAATCAATATAATACAGTTTACCTGTAATGTCAATAACAAATTAATAATTTATCCGTTAAGCATTTCAGCTTTGTGGTTTCCATCATGGATTGGAATCTTGCGAGGCTTCTTTTCTTCAGGAATTACATTTTCTAACGAAATAGTTAAAATGCCGTTTACAAAATCTGCGCCATTAACGACAATGGTGTCAGCTATTGTAAAAGATCTACGAAAAGAGCGAGCCGATAGTCCACGATGCAAATATTGCTTTTCATCGTTATCGCCTTGGTTTCCTTCAACATATAATACGCCGTCTTTTAACGTAATGTCAATATCTTTATCTGTAAATCCAGCTAATGCTAGCTCGATGTTAAAGCTATCTTCATCTACTTTTACGATATTATATGGGGGATAATTTGATGTGTTACGTTGCGTTGTATTATTAACAGCATTCATTCTGTCTAACATTCTGTCAAATCCAATAAACAATGGATCGTTTAGAGCCGCAGCATTAAATTTAGTTCTAGTCATTTTTGTTCTCCTTAAATAAGCGAGTTGTTTTGTAATAGACCTCTTTTGAGCGCCTACTATCTATATATAATACTTTTTACTTCAATGTCAATAGTTATGGGGATTTTTGTTCAATTTCGTTATTTTTCTTCGTTGTGGAATGTGTCCACGGCTCGAAGTCCCATCCTGCCATTACTAAACAAGCTGTTTGGTCTGGATATAAAGCTACTAAGCTCCATGCTCCAGTATCTTGATTAACATGAAATACTACCTCAGGGGTTTGTCTTTCACCGGTAGTATTAAATAAAGAACCGCGGCCTTTCCAAAGTCCATCTTGGCCTGTTGCCTGAAGAATGCTACCAGCTTCTTGAAATGATCCGCATGGTAAGCGTATACTGTTTGCTTGTTCTTGTGCAGTAGCAAAGCTTGCTACAAGTAGTCCTAGAGTAAGAGTAATGTATTTAATCATTTTAGTCTCCTGTACTACCAAAACCTCCATCACGGTCTGTCTTAGAAACGATCGGCTCAGCAGTTTCATTGATTTCAATTTTTGTAGTCTTTTCGATGATACACTGTGCTAGCCGTTCACCGTTTTCAATCATAACAAGACTGTCTGTTAAATTAGTCATCATAATGAAAGTTTGTTCTACGTAGTCTGAATCTATAATACCAACATTATTCGCTAATGTCAATCCTTTTTTTAGCGCAACACCCGAACGCACGTACATTTTCATTACATGGTTTTCAGGAATGTCAAACACTAATCCTGTTGGTACTAGTACTCTTGTATCAGGCGGGAGTTGAAACGCATCTCTAACTTTGCCAACACCTCTGACGGCAACGTGGGTTTGTTTGTTCCAATTGTTATAGGCTAAAAGTTTATCACCATTTTGAAAGCAACCTTTAATATCAAAACAAGCTGAGCCTTCTGTTGCGTATGCTGGCAACTCAGCTTTTTCATTCACTTTATATACATTCATAATTTATTTTTTTCCTATGTTATACTTTGCCTCTAATATCCAATTACCTTTCTCTTTATGAGATAGGATCTTGATTTGGTTTAATGGAGCAATTGGGTCTTGAGCGTTATCAGTATCAATAACGTTAACTAATCCCCATTCTTCAAGCAGGTTAACGATAGTGTTACGCCTTGCTTTATCTTCATCAGCAAACGTGTCTTTTTTACCATCTAAGATAAAAAGTTCTTTAAAGTGTAAAATTGAATAACGACCTTGCTTATGTAATATATGGCAAGACTGATACAGCTTTTTCTCTTTGCGGGATGAGATACCAATGCGGGTAAGAGTTTCTTTAATTTTTAAAAAACTATCTTGAGTTGGGAGGGAAACCTCAATACCAACACCCTTAAAAATATTTTCTTCAGATTGCATAACCGACAGCACCTTTTTATTATTATTATCACTGAACGCTCAGTTGCGATTCTGAATATTTATCATTTCTTTGATTTAGTACCAACGCCGCCTGTTTCTAGCTTCGTATGGATAGTCTTTAAATCTTCAGCTGATAACGCCTTAAGGTAAAGCTTTGCTATGGTTCTATTGCATTGATATACTTCCTGAATGGCGTCTAAGTCTATGTTTTTATCAGCTTTTGGCCACTTTGAAAACCTTTTACGTTTACGTAACGCACCGCGGTAATAATCAAACTGAGCACGATCAAACAAATGAGCGCGCTGATTTAATTCGTTTGCATGTAGGATAGTATCTTCAAAGTTTGCAAAGCCACGGTTTACCATGTAAGGAACATATAGTCTTTCAGCTTGATCTGGGTTATCGTGTTTACCAATAAGATCCTCTTTTGTAAAGGATACGGCATTCATAAAATCAAATGGTGTTATCTCTTTCGCCAATTACTTCCTCCAATTCTTTCATCATATCATCAAAATCTTTAGCACAGGTTCCACACAATTTAAAATTCCATGGTCCGTCAAGTGTATCTAGGTTTACATCATATATATCTTTCTTATCAATATACTGTTCGCATTGAAAGCATTGATGTGCTCCTATTAGTTTTTTGATCCATTCACTCATTTGTATTCAGCTTCAATCATTACTTCGGTTAAGAACGCAACCATATTGACTTCAAGATCTGCAACGAAGTTTGCTTTATACATATAATCTGCCAGAGTTACAACAAATCCAGGTAACGATTTCATTAGAACTTTATCAGTTGCCATATCGTAAATACGACGGAACATTTCATTCATATCTTGATCGCTATTCTTTGCAACCCATTTACGCATATTGGTAAAGTCTTTTGCTTTTAACAAGCGAAACAATTCATCCATAGACTCTTGCTTTAGATTAACAAAGATACCTTCGTCAATCTTACCTGAAGCTGCATACGATTGTAGCTCAGTAAGTACTCTACGGAAATCAGGAAAATGTTTTTGAATAACTTTGGCAACAACATTCTTATCGTAATCAACTGCTTCTGTGTCAAGAATTGTCTCTACACGTTTCATAAATTGCAACGCAAGTTTAGGGCGATCTGTCGTTTCAATAGTAAAATCAACTTCAGATAGCCGAGACCGCAACGGTTGAATAATTCTATTCTTAAAATTACAAGTAAAGATAAAACCACAGTTGGAAGAATATTCTTCAATAAAATTACGCAATGCTGGTTGAACATTTGCAGCATTAAGGTAATCAGCTTCGTCAAAGATTACGTACTTACGACCACCTTGCAATGATACAGCCGACGCATATGTTGATATGTCATAGCGAAGAGTATCAATGTTAACGTTTAGCGAGCCGTTCTTTACAATATAATCGCAACCTAGTTCTTCAAGCATTGCTTTTGCAATAGTAGTTTTGCCAACACCTGGACCGCCAGTTAGCAATAAGTTTGGTACACTGTTATCCGTAACAAACTTTGTGAACATTG